CGGATGCACGAGCTTTCCGGCGTCGGCCTGCCTGCGCCGACGCATCCACGCCCACCCCGCGGCGAGCACGATGGCCCCGGCTCCGATTGCGATGACGACGATGGTGGTCATGCGGCCTCCTTCCCAGAATCTGGCACGGTCACGCGCATCGGATCGCCCTTGCGGTTGAAAACCACGCCCTGCTTGCGCGCGAGCGCATGGAGGCGCTCAACCTCGGTGATGGCCTCCTTTTCGGTTTCGTAGGTCGCGTGCCGGCCGGCGCTGCTGACGACCGTCTTGCCTTCGACCCGCGCCGAAATCATCTGCATCGGCGTGAGCACCAGACCGTGGGTGCTCTGATCCGCCGTTGCGCCCTTTCGGGAGCGCGCCATGATCCGGCGCGCGACCGCATTGGGGTCCTCTCCATTGACGAAGCCGCGCGACAGGATCGCCTCGTTGTCGGGCACGTCCGTAATGCCCTGCGCATCGGAGCGCGTCACGCCGAAACGCTCGATGGCGCGCAGCACAGCCTCCTCGAATCCGATACGGTCGTTGCCAGAGGCATCTCCAGCCCGAATGCGATAGGCGATGCGCTCGATCTTGGCGACCAGTTCGCGGCCCGCACCCTCGATCTTCTTCGCGTCCATCTTAGCCGTGTCGTAGTTGCCGCTCTGGATCGAGTTGCGGCAGGTGCCGACCATGGCGATGATCTCGTCGAGCGCCCGCACCGCCTCGATCTCGGCGCGGACCGCTCCGACGCCACCAGCATCCGTGGTGCGCTTCTCCAGGTGGACGTGGATCGTGCGGCTCATGTGATGGTCTCCGGCAAGATGGGATCTGCCCAGCAGCGACAGTTGTAGATCGATCCAGCATGCGCTCTCTCGCCGGCCTCTCCAGCGATCGGCGGGTCATCCCACCGGATCACCTTGCCGTCGAGCTTCTTGTGCAAGTCCCGCACATCAGCGTCACCTGCTGTGCGCCAGATGTACGCCTCTGATCCGATGTGCTTTGCACGGGCGTGGGTGAGTTCAGTCGCCGTGCGTCCGACCTCGGTGCGGGCGATGAGCATCGCGCGCGACTCGGTGACCTTGCCCGTGCGCAGGATCTCCTTGGCCACCGCCTTGGCGCGCTCGCCGCCCTCCAGGGCGCGGATGGTCAGGCGATGGACCCGCTCAGCCGCGCCACGGGGCAGCGAGGTGATCAGGTCCACCTGCTCGGCCAGGCGCTCGCGCATCAGCGCCCCGGTGGGGGCCTTCAGGACCTCGGCGCGCAGTTCCTGGCCGATTTCCCGGCTGGCCGCCGACCAGGCCGCCGCGTCCCGCCGGTCGACCTCGGCGAGCATCTTGGATCCCACGGCCTCAGCCCAAGGCTTCAGGACCTCCGAGTACGCCTGCAGGGCCCGCCTGACGGCCGGCTCGTTGCGAATTTCGCCCTCCGGCGTGGCAAAGCCCCGCACGATGGCCCCGACGTGCCGCGCCACGGCCCTCAGGTTGCGCGCGAAGCCGGCCTCGGCCTTACGGGCGCGCCCGAAGCGCTCCCTGGCCCTGCGGGCGGCCAGGCGCCGCTGCTGGGCCAGCTCAGCCCGGGTGGGCTTTCTGGGGTCGTCCGTGACCCTGAGGGGCCCGAGCCTCACGCGATCACCTCGTTGTGGCGCAACAACTCCTCGACCCGGTCGGTGAACTCCTGGATCCAAAGCGGCCCGAGGTCAGGATGCTTCCTGACCCGCTCGGTCTCGCAAATCGGGCAGAAGTCCCCATTGACTCCCAGGGCGCGGGCCTTGTTCAGGATCTCGAGGACCACGATCACCAGCGGGTCGAGCTCCCCGATGTGGCTGCGGCCGGCCAGCCAGGCAGCCGTGCGCGCGCGCAGCACCTGCGGGTCCTGCGCCACCAGGCGCCACAGGTTGCGCCGCTTGAGCTCAGCCACCGCGTCGGCCATGTGGCGCTGACACAGCTTCACGCGACCTCCCCGTTCGTGATCAGGACGTGCGCGTGGCCGGCGCCGCTGGCGTCTATCGACGGCCGCAGCGTCAGGGATCGGAAGTCGTCCTGCCCCATCAGGTCCCAGATGTGCGCCAGGTCGCTCGTGCCGTGGTGGGTCAGGATGTACTGGTCCTCCATCGCTGCGCGCCCGTCGTGGTGAAAGCAGACGCCCAGCCGTGCCGGCTCAGCGGCCCCGGCTATCACGCAGTGCGGGCACTCGAACGTCATGCCCACGCGCGGCCCGCGCTCCTCGAGCACGAACCAGTGGGGCTTGAGGTCCACGAGCCTCATCGTCACCGCGCTCCCGTCACGCCCGCAGACCCGCCGGCCGAGGCTGCTGGCTGCGACGCCATCGGCGACGCTGCCCCGTCGTCGGTGACCAGCGCCAGGTCAGACTGCAGCTGCGCGAAGTCAAAGCCCGGCGCAAAGCCCGCCTGGGCCGCCTGGGGCGGCAGTAGCACGTACGCCTCATCGACGCAGGCGTCCCACCACTCCCAGGTGCCGAACTGCAGGCTGCCCCACGTGAGCATCGCAACCGCCGGCGGCACCGTGCTGTCGCCCACGTCGTAGCCCACCGCAAAGACGGCGTGCCCCTCGTTCAGGAGCGGCCCCGGGCGCCAGATCCGGCCGGCGTCGAACTCGGCCATGCAGTCGCGCTGCACCTGAAAGCCCAGGTACACGCCCCCGAAGAGCCAGATCGCGAGCTTGACGTGCTCGTGGTTGCGCGGGTCGAGCGCTGCGTAGGCCAGGATGCGCTCGCCCTGGTCGGCATTCTGGCGCCAGTGGTTAAGGACCGTCAGCTCATCAAGCCCGGTGTCCTCGCCCCCGGTCAGCTCCCTGTAGAGGCGCACCACGGCCTCGGCGGGCGGCACGCACCGTGCGCCGACCAGCCCGTTGTGGACCGTGACGGCGTGCGCGAGCGCGGCGATCGTGCAGTCGCCGAGCGCATCATTGCCGTCCATCGGGAACAGCTCGGCCACGTGCCCGTAGTCGGGCAGCAGCCCGGCCGCCTCGAGCCGGTCCAGCGCGTCGTAGCTTGCCGGCGCCGGCGGCAGCGCGGCCGTCAGGTAACGCTGGAAGCGCAGCGTGCGGTAGTCGCTGCGGCGCGGCAGCTTGCCGAATCTCATCGGCGCCCCCGCTCGTAGACGGAGCCCGGGAAGTTGTCGGCGCCCGGCCGCTGCAGCGGGACCGCCTCCGGCAGCGCCTGCGCGGCCAGGCGCCCGAGCACCTCAGAGGGCGTGGCGGCAACCTCGGAGCGCCCGATGCGCTCGAAAAGTGCCACCGCCTGATCGGGCGGCACCTCCACGCAGGTGACGGCCTGCTGCAGCACCGCAGCCTCCACGAGCCGCCCGAAGGCGACCAGCCGCGCCACCGGCACGGCGCGCACATCGATCTCGCACGCCTTAGCCATCGTCAGGAAGCGCTCGGCCGTCAGCACGCTATGGCCTCCTCGAGCACTTCGCGCACGGTAGGGCCCCCAGGCGCGACCTGGATATCGAGCGCGACGTGCTGCTCGAGCGCGGCCTTGGCCAGGCGCAGCGAGCGCTTCAGGTTCTTCACGCGCGCGCAGTCGGGGCATCCGGGCATGCCGTGGATCTTGTTGGCCGGGCGCTCGCACGCGTCAGGCATGGGCCGCCCCGTTCGACTTGCCGGTCACGGGCGCCTGTAGCTGACCGGCGATTCCGCGCTGCGCCACCCACGCCTGGAACTCGGGCGCGCTCATGCCGGTGACCGAGCCGACCCGATCCATGCCGCGCCCGTCCGGGTACGCCGCCGTGTAGGTGCTCAGGGCGTCCACTAGGGAGTTGAAGCCGAGCATGACCTTGGCCTCGTCCGGCCGGCGCGTATCGGGGTCGACCTGCTCGATCACCCAGACTCCGTCGCCGGAGCCCAGGAAGCAGTCGACCTGATCCCCGTCAGCGCCGATCGTGCCGCGGATGTAGCCGTAGGGCGCTGGCTGGCGTGCTGTGCCGTAGCTGCCGATGCGCTCGGTGCCCGCCGCGTTCTCGATCGCCACCTGGACGCCGAACACGCGCCCAGCGCGCGCCACTAGGCCAGCGGAGTCCGTGGTCGCCTTGCCATTGGGCTTGGACTTGCCATTGCCGCCGCCGCTTTGGGGCTGATCAGCACCACCAGCGCCCCCGCCCTCGGCACCCAGTTCGGGCTCGGGGGGTTCGGGCACATCGGATGCGCGCTCGATGTCCTCGTCCGTGATGTTCGTGCCGATGCCGGTCGCCTCCGAGGACTGGCGAAGCTCCTGCATCGCCGTCCGATCCGACATGAGCATGGCCTCCTGGGCCTGCACCACGCCGCTCACGACCTTGGTGAAGACGTCGGCCTTTTCGGCGTCGGTCATCTGCCACAGCGGCCGGAACTTCACGTCGAAGTCGTCGGGCAGCTCCATCAGGCCGCTCGAGCGCGCCAGCACCCGGTAGATGAGCTCCACCCCAACGTGCAGTTCGTTCTCCTGCTTCGGGCCGATGCTGTCGTAGTAGTTCCGAAGGTCGGTGTCGCCCGTCGAAAAGCCCTTGGGCGACTGGCCGAACATGCGCACCAGCGGAATGCCGGTGGCGCCGGCGAGCTGCTCCTCGAAGTTGCCGAGCACGTCGGACAGGCCAGAGAAGGCCGAGTGCTGCATGACCTCGAACTCGTCATCGGTGTCGAGCAGCGTGACGCCCTCGTTCGACTGCGTCATCCGCATGAACTCGACCATCTTCAGCAGGCCGGTGAGCGCCGGGCCGCCAGCCGCGAGGATCTGGCGCAGGCCCTTGATCTTGTACGTTCTCAGGTACGCCTTGTACACGAGCTGCGCCGCCCCGGTGGTGGCCGAGTCGAACGCGATCATGCGGTCGTAGAGGCGCTCGAGCACCGAGATGCCCCACAGGTTCTCCTGCACCCGCTGCCAGTAGGGAAGCTCGATGCCGACCAGGCGGATGCAGCGCGAGTAGTGGATCTTGGCCCGCGGCAGCACGGGGCCATCGGTCCTGACGAGGTAGAACTTGGGCCGCCCCAGCTCAGGGCCCAGCTCCGTCACGAGGTTGTTCAGCGTGGGCTCGACCATCCAGCGGTCGAGCACCGCCAGGCCCTTGAACTGGTCCTTGCCCACCGTCTCGGGCCGCAGCGGCGTGGACGGGTCCTGCCCCTCAATCAGCAGCACGGCGATGCACCCGCCGTACAGGCGCGCCCACTTGGCCGTCTCGTTGAGCTTGCCCCAGATCTGCAGGCGCGTGGCCTGGGCGTGCAGATCGGTCATGTCGGCCGGGTCGAGGCCGCCCTTGAGGTCCACGCCGGCGCGCGTCATATCGTCGGCGATCGAGTCCGTCACGATGCCGCCTAGCCAGGAGCCGCGGTGGATCCACTCGAGCGTGGTCCGCACCCGCGTGATGGGGTTGAAGCCGTAGCCGGCCGAGCTCAGGGGATTGTCGGCCCCGATCCCCATCTTGAAGGCGAAGTTCACGAAGCTGTCGGCGCTCGGCACCGTCAGCGACGGCTTGCCCTTGGGCGCCTTGACCTGAGCCGCGCTCGCCTGGGCCTGCCGCAGGCGGGCGTCCTCGCTCCTGGCGCGGCGCGCGGCCCCGGCAACGCTGACGCTCTTGCGGCTCACGCGTGCGCCCCCAGCTCCAGCGGCAGGCGCAGCTGCTCACCGCGCATCCTGCCCTGCTGCCACGCGTCGAATAAAGCGAAGAACTCGCCGAGCGTGTGAGTGGCGCGCACGCAGGGACTCGAACCCTGGCCCGCCGGCTGCTCGTCAGCCGGACGCTCTACCGCTGAGCTACATGCGCGCGTCGTCATTCGGTCACGGCTTTATCGATCTTGGCGGCACGATCAAAGGCACCGTTGATGACGCGCAGCGCCCCGATCATCGGCAGCATGCGACGCGCGGCCTGCTGCGATAACGGCCGAGGCCGACGCGGCTGCTCACCGCGCCCCGCCGTGATGGCCGCCTCCCGGCGCTGCTCAAACGTGCCTCGCCGTCTTGCCTCACCCATGAGCCACCTTCGGCAGCAGATCGGCTAGGACCCAGCAGGCGAGCCCGGCCCACCCGAGCGCAAAGCGCGGAGGCGTCGGGATGCCAAGCGCTGCCAGCACGAAGAGCACGAACGCTGCAATCATCAGGGCGATCGATAGGGCAATCATCGTTGCACCTCGCTTTGGGACAGCAGCGCGTCGGCGACTTTGAACGCGTCGCTGGCCAACTGGTCCGGCCGGAAAGGCTTGTCCGGGCTCATCGACGAAAACATCCCGTGCATCGCCACGGCGGCCAGCACCAGGCGCACGTTCTCACGGTCCTCGATCTTCACGCCACCACCGCCCGATGTGCTGACTCGCAGCGCCGCTGCGGATGACTTCCTCCGCGCCCGCGCAAGCGAACGCCGGCGGCGATGAGTTCGCGCTTCAGGATCTCCGGGCTGTAGCCCATGTGCGCCGCAAGCTGAATCATCGGCACGCCGCGCTCATAGACCCGGCGCGCCTCGGCGACCTCGGCCTCCGGCAGCTTCAGGCGCGCGCGCCCTGTCGGGATCTCGACGCCCTGAAAGCGCAGCACCTCGCGCTCGATCACGTCGATGTCGTGCCGCACCCGGCGCAGATGCTCGAGGATGCCGTCCAGCACCGTCGTCACGCGGCCCTCCCCAGCTTTTCCCAGATGCCAACGGCGCCGCGCCGCTGGATGTAGCCGTCCAGCGCGTAGCGTTGCCCGTCCCACGTGTGGTTAGCCTTGTCGATGACGATGGGCAGGACCTGCCCGGTCATCTTGTCGACCTTGTACTTCCACAGCCGCGACTCGCGGTCTGTATGGCGGCAGCGCGGATGGATGAAGATGCGCCGAAAGCCGCGCAGGTGCGCGATGCCATCCTCGACCGAGCCGTCCCATTTCTCGGCCGCCGTGATGTTGAAGCCGAGGCCGGCCAGGAAGCTGATCAGCTCAGGCCGGGCGCTGTCGGCCTTGATCGGCCAGTCGCGGATACCCGGCACGGAGTCCATGAAGCGCTCCATTTCGCCGCGGCCCTGGGAGTCGCGCTCCCCGTCGATCTCCACGCCCGTGCCGTACGCCTCGTGGCTGATGTACAGGTCGTTGTCGAGGATGAACGAGCGCAGCACCGCCATCGGGTCCTGAGCGAAGCCGAAGTCGACGCCGTAGAAGAGGCGGCCGGCCTGGCGCCAGAGCTCGTCATCGAACTCCATCAGCACCGTCTTGCCCGACAGGATGATCTCGTGCGATATCCGCTTTGGCATGCCGAGCCAGACGTGGTCGTAGTCGGCCTGGGCCTGGGCGCGCTCGTCGTCGTCCTGAGCCTCGGCGATCTCGCGCAGGTAGCGCTGGCGCAGTTCCTCGAGCACAGCCGGGAAGTACGGATTCTGGTCGAAGTTGACCTGCCGCACGATCGCCTCTGGCGGCGGGTTTGCGATGAAGACCTCATGCGCGGCGTCGGTCTCGTACATCACGTTCATCGTGACGACGATCTCGGAGTCGTCAGCCCGGATCGTGGGCTCCAGCGTTGCGAGCGACTCCTTGGTGATGAACTGGCCTTCCTCGAGCCAGCAGTCGGTGACAGCCTCCACCGAGCGCACGGAGCTCACCTTGGACTCGTGCAACCCCTTGAAGAAGAACTCCGCGCGTGTGGCCGGGCAGCGGATCGACGTGGCGGTGATCTCGAAGGCTGAGCGCGCGCCGAGACGCTCGATCGTGTCGACCAGCAGCCGGTGCACGGACTCGGTGATCGAATTCTGGTACTCGCGGCAGCACAGGAATCGGTGGCGCTTGGGCCCGAAGATGTGCCGGTACTCCCCGCGTGCCTTGCGCACGTAATACTCGGCCACCGACATCGACTTGGCGGAGCCCCGGCCGCCGTGAAAGACCTTGATCCGGGCCGGCGTCAGTAGCTCCGCAAAGGCGCGCCCTGGCAGCAGCAGCGAGGCGCGGTTGGCGTTGCGCCGCGCGAGCTCATCGGCGATGAGGATGAGCGTGCCGGGCTTGAAAGCCGAGGCTGCCTGCTGCAGCCTCACGAA